CTAATATTTGTGGCAACGAAAAACTTTTTTGTGTAAGAAACAATGACTAAAAAACTACCGCCATTAATCTATACGCACGATGCGACAGGTCTGACAGGGCCATCTGCATATCTGTGGGCTTTGTTTCTAGCCAGAGAGGCAGAAAGGAAAAAAGATATTGTTGCGTATGATAAGTGGCGATCAGTAATAGATTGGTTGAAACCACAAACACACGGTGGTCTCGCAACATCCAGCTATTACAGTGTGGATTTTATGAATGCAATTCAGGAGTATTTAGATGCTGAAGATAGCAATGCAGATTCTTGATCCTGCAAAAAATGCTTTACGCAATAGTCCTACTGAAAGTAAATATTTGATAAGTATCTTACTTGCGTCAATGTGGTGCGTGGCATTTGGTATTTTTACTTACGAACTTATGAGTATCGGGTATAACATTATTGGTCACATCGTGTTGATCACTTGTGTGTTTGCAACATGGGGGATTTTTAAACTCCAAAAAAAGTGGCAACCCCCCACCACAAAGAACAAAGTGGTGTGGGATCTAACCAAAGAGGGATGAAGCCGCACTGGACTGATCCATCAGCCATGAAGCAAGTGGGCGGTTTTTATGATCCAAAAAAAGATGAGTGGGAAGAATCATGAAAAGAACAGCGCATGAAATTGTAGTCGGAGGAGAGCTTCCTCGCATCGGCTCCGGGTATCGTCTGGTCTATGCGTACGAAGGACGCAAGTGGGTACATTTAACTACTTTGCATGGGGACGGTAAAACTAGGCTATCTAAGAAAGCTTGGGGACAGATTAAAAAACTTAGGATGTTAGATGATAAAGACATACAGCGTGGTTTGAGGAAAGCGAAAAGGAAACTATACACCCCATGAGTAAAAAGCATTGGCGTGACGCAATGGACAAACGCAATCAGGATTGGATCAACGATAAATCTAGGAAGCTCCCGGAAATTTTTTCGAGAGCACCCTCGAAAGCGTACAAAGAAAATTGGGAAAGGATATTCAATAAAAAAGACTCACAAAATTGTGACTCAGATGAGATAGCTAAAGATGAAGGAAGAGACAGCGTTACTCAGGAAGCTACTGGAAAAAAAGTTTTATGACAATCACAAAGATTTCAAATGCCCGCATACTATTTTTTCTAAACAGAATGGAAAAATTAAGACGTTCATTGATGAGGCAATGCTTAAATACAATCGTGATCTCTCGGTTGATGAAATACAAACGTGGTTCTTCGTCAACTCTGTTGGATTAACATCGTCGCAGAAACAAGAGTATGCAGACATCTTTGGACAAATCAAAGAGCAAGAAGTTTTATCTACAGATTTAGCTGAAGATGTCTTATCTAAATTATTCCAACGGGGGTTGGGTAAACAAATCGCTAACATCGCATTTAATTATGTCAACGGCAGACTAGATTCACTGCAACCACTTCGGTCATTACTCGATACGCACAACGATAACTTCCTGCCAGATGTTAGTGTCGATTGGGAAGACCTTGATGTTGAAAGCTTATTGCTCAAGTACAACGCAGAGGAAAAGTGGAAATTTAATTTACCTACACTAGCTCAAAGGGTACGGGGCATTAGCGATGGGCATTTAATTGTTTGTGGAGCGAGGCCGAATACAGGTAAAACTTCCTTTCACGCTTCGTTGGTGGCGGCTCCTAATGGGTTTGCCGCACAAGGTGCTAAATGCATTATTATGTGTAACGAGGAGGCAAAAAGCCGGGTAGCGACTCGATACATCACGGCTGGCACAGGCATCCCAATGGATCAGATCTATGCTGATCCCGATACTAAAGCTGAAGCGATAGCTCGGTGGAAGGAGATACGTAAAAATATAGGTATCTTGGATGCTACTGGATACTCTATGCAATGGGTCGAGTCGGTTTGCAAAACGTATAAGCCTGATGTTATCGTCATGGATATTGGAGATAAATTTACACAAGATCAGTCGCACGAAGGCTTGAAGATGTGCGCAATCCATGCCAGACAAATAGCAAAAGAGTATGACTGTGCAATATTTTACATGTCGCAATTGTCGGCAGAAGCAGAGGGTAGAGTCAATCCAAATCAGTCAATGATGGAGGGTAGTAAAACAGGTAAAGCTTCGGAAGCAGACTTAATGTTGCTGATTGCGAAGAACCCACCTGTCGAGGGCGTAGAGGATGACGGCTTCACTCGCCACATAACTGTGGCTAAAAATAAACTAACCGGATGGCACGGACGGATTACGTGCAACTTAAATTATGTTATAGGAAGATATGAAGTTTGACGGTAAGGAAAAGGTTTGATCGCTCTCTTTTTTTAGAGTGTGATCAAAAAGCTAGGAAGGCAACGATTGCGCATTTAGAAAATTCTGGACATGTTGTAGAACATAATCCAGATAAATATGCGCAAGACCTGATCGCCAAAAAAAATGAGTTTACCTTTTACGCAGAGTGCGAAATGAAATTAATTTGGCAAGGCAAAACTTTTCCCTACCCTACCGTGCATCTTCCCGAACGAAAGAAAAAATTCTTCGACTCTCCTACGAAATTTTATATTTGGAATGCAGATACGTCTTATGGCGTATCGTTTTGGAGCCATGCTATTCAAACGATTGAGCCTGTCGAAGTGCCGAATAAATATGTGTACAAAGGCGAGATGTTTTTTCCTGTTCCTTTGTCCTGTGTGGAGGAAGTAGAGCTTTGAAAGTAGTTTTAGATGTAGAGAACACAACTATCAAACGTGGCGGTAAATTACATTTAGATCCTTTTGAAAAGACCAATGAACTCGTAATGGTTGGAGTGATCTGTGAGGGTAAAGAACCTCAACATTTCACGTTCAGTCATACTGAATACGATTGTACGCACGAATACAGCAGACGACGCAACGATCAGTTGCAAGCTATATTAGATGAGTGTGATTTATTGATAGCGCATAACGCCTCGCATGATTTGCAATGGTTATGGGAAACAGGATTCAAGTATGAGGGTGCAGTTTGGGACACCATGTTAGCTGAATATGTGTTGCAAAAAAGTATAAAGCAATCTCTCTCTTTAGAGGCAGTCGCTGAACGGAGACAACTGCAATATCAAAAGCAAGATATTTTGAAACAGTATTTGAAAGACGGATATACGGTCGATCAGATTCCGTATGAACAATTAAAAGAGTACTTGTACTACGATTTATTGACGACAAACGCACTGTACAAAGATCAGTGCAGAGATTTACAAAGTCCTGCAAATAAAGATCTCGACACAGTGATGCAACTGACAATGGAGACTTGTGTTGTCCTATGCAAAATTTACTGCACAGGTTTTAAGGTTGATCTGAAAGAGTTAGAAAAGGTCAGAGATGAATTTATACAGGAGAAGACAGATCTTGAGCGGGGATTGAAAGAGCAAGTCAGCATCTTGATGGGGGACACCCCAATCAATTTAAACTCCCCTGAACAGTTGTCTTGGGTCATCTACTCTAGAAAACCAATTGATAAAAAATTGTGGTCAGAAAAATATGATTCTAGAATGAAACCGGATGCGTATCGCAAGTTTGTCAATTCGCACTCCGTGCCTATACGAAGAACGAAAGCGAAAAAATGTTTAGCGTGTGACGGCACTGGGTCGTATTTTAAAAAGAAAAAGAATGGTGAAAATTTTAAGAAGCCATCAAATTGTAGTGTGTGCGAAGGAGAGGGTTATGTATTAGATAAGTTAGATAAACTAGCAGGGCTGAAAATCACAGCACCTACTGCCGCATGGCACAGTGCTAACGGATTCAGCGTAAGTAAAACTAATTTGGAGTATTTGGAAGATGTGGTTACCAAACGGGGAATGGAAGAGGCCGCTTTATTTTTATCGAACATGCGGCGGCTTTCGGCGTTGGATACATATTTATCTAGTTTCGTTGACGGTATTTTTAATTTCACTAAAAGTGATAGCAGACTTCATGTTCGCCTTACTCAGCACATGACAGCTACAGGCCGTTTCAGTGGGCGTGATCCAAACATGCAGAATATGCCAAGGGGGAGCACGTTCCCCATTAAGAAAGTCTTTGTGTCTCGATGGGATCGGGGGCAAATTGTCGAGGCTGATTTTGCGCAGTTGGAGTTCCGGGTTGCGGCCTTTCTGTCACAAGATGAAGTTGCAATAAAGGAAGTAACAGAAGGGTTTGATGTCCATGCCTACACAGCGAAGATCATTTCTGAAGCTGGTCAACCTATTAGCAGACAAGATAGTAAGGCGCATACCTTTAGTCCGTTGTATGGGGCGACAGGATACGGACGTACAGCGGCAGAAGCACGCTACTATGAACACTTCACAGAAAAATATAAAGGTATTACTAAATGGCATAAGGAATTAGCAAAGGAAGTTTTGACGCATCGTAAAATTACTACGCCGAGTGGAAGACAGTTCTGCTTCCCAGATGTTCAAAGACGAGCTAATGGCACGATCACAAACTTCACGGCTGTGAAAAATTATCCAGTGCAATCTTTTGCCACCGCAGATATTGTGCCGACTGTTTTAATTGCTATCCACAATCGATTGAACGACGAAAAATTAAAATCTGTTCTAGTAAATTCAGTGCATGATTCCGTAGTGATTGATGTGCATCCTAAAGAGACCGAGTCTGTGCTTGCAATCATCAAGTCGATCAACATGGACTTACATAAAATTATTCTGGACAGGTTTAAAATAAAAATGAATGTGCCTCTTTTATTGGAGGCAAAAATAGGATATAATTGGCTAGAGCAAAAGGAGGTTGCTAATGTCTAATGAATTAGTCAGCGTACAATCCGATAATTACTTTGAACTAGCGCAAGCGATGGGCATGGTCGCAGACATGGACAAAGCCCCCGCCAAATCATCTACCTTGCCCCGCTTACGTATTTGGCACAAGTCGATCATGGGAGAGACTGAGGTCAAAGGCAAAATCAAAAATGTCGAGGTTGTTCCAGCGGGGTCGTACCGACTAGAACTGCCAGATAAGACTTTTATCTACGCATCGGAAGTAAAGATCAGAGTCTTTGTTCAACGCTTTATGTACAAGCGATACGATGAGAAAGCCGAGACAGCTAAAGATGCTTATGTAAAAACAGTCATGGCAGAAAATCTCAATTCCGATTTAGTCGATACATCCGGGGGCTACAACTGTGGTAAGCCAGCAGGTTTCATAAAAGACTTCGCAAGTCTTCCTGAAAAAGAAAAGGATTTCATTGGAACGATTAAAAGAGTTCGTGTCCTGCTTGGGGAAGTCGAACTGATAAACCCGCTAGATGAGAACGGAGAAGAAGTAGACATAGACGTTCAGCCTTTTATTTGGGAGATTGATAACAAAGATGGATTCAAACGACTTGGTGAACCGATCAATCATATGGCTAAGAATAAACGTCTTTCAATTCAACACTGGATAGACTGTGCAACAGAGTTAGGTGAAAGCAACAAGGGAGCGGTTACGTACTATGTCCCTACCTATCAGTTAGATCTAACGCAATCCATCGAATTGGATGACGCATGTCAACAGAAGTTCAATGATTTTCTTACTTGGATACAGAATTATAATGAATACGTGATTACTGAATCCTCTGGTAAGGTGTCTAAAAATGATGAGGAAATAGTCAACGAATTCTTAGATATATCTGACGAGTAGATTGTATGAATCACTCTGCCGAAATCAAAGTACACAGATATCTGGAAGATGTGCGTAATAACAAAAGAGGTATGTTAGATAGCACAATAGCACGCATCATCAAGGACGTTGGTGACGCTATGAATAAACAATTCAATAGTGAAAAGCGTGTTTTTACTCTCAGAATGTCGAACATTGGAAGACCATACTGTCAGTTATGGTTTGAAAAGAATCGTCCAGAGGACGGTGTTGATCCCCCCGCCAACTTCCTGATGAACATGATTATAGGAGACATCGTGGAAGCAGTCTTTAAAGGAGTATTGACTGAGGCGGGTGTGGATTTTAGTGATGGATTTACGTCTTCGCTAAAGTTGGACGGCACTGAAATACATGGCACACACGATCTTATATTAGATAAAAAAGTTGATGATATTAAATCAGCATCGCCGTGGTCGTACAAAAATAAATTTGTTAATTATCAAACGCTCAAGGAACATGATGCCTTTGGCTATGTAGGACAGTTAGCTGGATACTCTAAGGCGTTAGGTGTCGATGTCGGAGGCTGGTGGGTAATCAACAAAGCTACAGGTGAATACAAATATATTTCTGCGTTTGACATGGCTGTCGAAAAAGAGACTATATTAAAAGACATCAGTAAAAAAATTAAAGAATTGAAGAGTAACAAATTTAGAAGATGCTTCTCAGCGGTTCCAGAAACTTTCCGTAAAAAAGAAACTGGTAACAAAATTCTAGACACTAGTTGTAGCTGGTGCAGATTTAGATATAAATGCTGGCCTTCTTTGATAGAACGTCCTTCAATTCCATCTTCTGCAAAAGAACCTCCTGTCGTGGGATATGTCGAGATAGCTGATGAGTATAAAGAAAAGGCTTCGGCTTAACGCACTAAAACACGGTTATCGTTCAGGTTTAGAGGATCAAGTACGCTTATCTTTGCAAGCAAAAGAATGCTCCGCAAAATATGAGTGCTTAAAAATAGAATGGGAAGACTTAACTTATCGGTTATATACCCCAGATTTTTTATTGCCAAATGGAATAATTGTGGAAACAAAAGGTAGGTTCACTCCCCAAGATCGTAAAAAACATTTGTGCATAAAAGAACAACATCCTAATCTAGACATAAGATTTGTGTTTAGTAA